TGGTTGAAACGCCGGCTCTAGTCCGAGACCAGCAGGCCGCGCGCGCTTTGAAACACCGCCGCCAGTTCGCGCAGCATGCCTGCCTCGGGGTCATCCCCCTTGGCCGCCACCCGCGCCTCGGGAAGCATGGGAAATGTCACGAGCGACACTTCCCACAGCTCCAGCTCCGCCAAAAGCCTGCCGCCTTTGTCGTCTTTCGTGGCCTTGAGGGTGCGGTAACCGATCGACAACCCGTCGATCGCCCCCGCCCCGATCAGGGCAACAGCCTCGCGGCCCCGCGCCACATCGGTCAGGATCCGGCCCTTGACCCACAATCCCTTGGCATCCTCGCGGACCTCCTCCCAGACCCCGATGGGCTGCGCGGGGTCATGCTGCCACAGCATCTTGACGCTGCCACCCTTGGCGCGCAGCCGGGCCAGAGATGCCGCATAGGCCCCTATAGCCACCACATCGCCGCCCTGATCCACAGCCCCAAAGAGTGAGGCATAACCACTGATCACCGCACCATCGGTTACGGTAATGTCACCGCCCAAAGCACTGAATTTATGTTCCAATTGCATCATGGTTCCTTTCAGGGCGCCACGTTCAGAATAGACTGCACCGCCTGCGCCAGAATGATCGCGACGACGCCGTAAACCGTCAGCCACAGGCGCTTTTCCAGCCGCTCCATCATCGCTTCGATCTTGCCCAACTGGGTGTTGATCTGGGCAAACTGCAGCGCCGCCAGCCGCTCATGCGCCTCGATCCGCATCCCCGGCGCGCAGGCAAAAGGGGCGCCATAGGTCCTTGGCTCACTTGCCATCACCCACCTCCAGCACCGGTAGCCCCAGCAGCGCGCGCTTTTCCGCATCGCTCAGAAACCCGGCCTCGGCCACGCGGCGCCACTGCGCATCGCGCTCATCGGCCAGCGCGGGGACCCGGTCCAGATCGGGGCGCAGGTCCAGATGCTCGCCGGTAAAATCCTCCAGCCAGTTGGCCACCGCACTTGCCACCCGCGTCGCCAGCGGCAGCACGGTCAGGCGATAGAACGCACGGTTCGCCTCCTGATAATTCGCATAGGTCGCATCGCCGGGAATCCCCAGGATCATCGGCGGCACCCCAAAAGCCACCGCAATCTCGCGCGCCGCACTCTCCTTGGTCTTCTGGAACTCCATATCCGACGGGCTGAACCCCATCGGCTTCCAGTCAAGTCCACCCTCCAGCAGCATCGGCCGGCCCGCATTGCGCGCGCCCTGATGCTGGCTCTCCATCTCGCTCACCAGCCGGTCATACTGATCCTGGCTCAGGCCCGCCTGACCGTCGGCGCCCTTGTAAACGATGGCACCCGACGGGCGGGCGGCATTGTCCAGCAGCGCCTTGGACCAGCGGCTGGCCGAGTTATGCACGTCAATCGCACTCGCCGCCGCCTGCAACGCGGAAAACCCGTAATGGTCATCCTGCGGATGAAAACTGCGGATATGACAGACCGGCGACACGCCCTGACCCAGCGCAAAGCGATGCTTGCGACCATTCACATGATATTCATAAGCCACAGGCCAGCCATCTGCCCCCGGCACCACCGACATCCGGTCAGAGCGCAGCACATGCAGTTCCACCGGCAGGCCGCCATCGCCCACGGCCTCCAGATAGGCATTGCCGGTCAGCAGGATCTGACCGAACAGCGCCTCGAACAGTTCCGCCCGGCCCTGCGCGGCATTCGGACGCGCCAAAAGCTCGATCACCGGATGCTGCTCGTAACGGCGCGTGCTATCCTGCAGGATCAGGGGCAGCGCGGCGGCGGCCTCCGCAATCAGGCGCACCGCACGAAACCCCACCGGATTGCCCAGAAACCCGGCCCTTGTCAGCGACACCACATCACGCGGGCTCCAGACCACCCGGCCCGCGCCCTGCCAGGCAATCACCGGACCCGCAGCCGAGGCTTTGGTCTCAGGCACTGCCGCGCGCCCGGTCGCCACAGGGCCCGACCCGGCCCCTGTGCGCTTCAGAAATTCAAACATCCACTTCTCCTCAGTCCCGCCTGACCGCACCGGGGTTCATGGCGTGAACATTGCCCGCAAGTTCCTAAGATGCCGCGACCCCACCGCGCGGCCCCATCCGGGTTTGGCGCAACACCCGGTTTCAATCTGGCGCAAATACTCCCGCGCGGAGCGCCTCCCCGCGCGGGCAGGCCATTACAGCACGCGCAGACGCGGCCGCTGCCAAGACGCGGCAGGCGCAATCATCACCTCATGCAGCGCCCATACCAGCGCATCGACCCGGTCAGGCGATCCGCGTCCCAGATAGCCACCCGCCGTCATCTGGCCCATCTGATCCTCGAGCTTGCCCAGCCCGCGCACATGCGCAATCCGGCCCTGCTCATACAGGGCGGCGACAGGTTCGGCGCGCACCACCTTGCCCCGCGTTGCATGCACCGCCCTGAACGGCACCAGCGGATCGACCTGCCGGATCACGCTCTCCACCAGCGCACCGCCCTGATTGACTTCCGCCACCAGCCGCTCGGCACCATGGCGCTGCATCGCCGCAATCGCGGCCCGCGCCCAGTCCAGCGGTGACGCCGCCGAAACGGTCGCATCCTCCAGCACATAGGCGCGCCAGTCCTGCGGCGGACCGGACATCACCACCCCCGCGACGATGATCCCGCAGTCATCCGAGCCCTTGTGCCCCGTCACCGGCGGATCGACCGCCACCACGATCCGGTCGAGCTTGGGCACCTCCGCCACCTGACAGGCGCTCAGCACGCCCGCAGACCACAGCGCCCCCTCGGCATCCGCCAGCATGACCCCGTCCAATTCCTGCCGGCCCAACCGCGTCCCCGCATAGCGGCGCTGCACCTCCTCAAGAAATCCCTGCGCCAGATTGGCCCGGTTCGCTTCGGTAGGGGCATGGGTGACAACTGTGCTCTCACGGCCCAGCAGATCGCGCAGCAGGCCAAGGTTTCGGGGCGTCGTGGTCACACAGACCTGCGGCTGCGTGCCCAGCCTCAGGCCAAATTGCAGCATGTCCCAGGCCTCCTCGGCCCGCTTCCACTTGGCCAGTTCATCCACCCAGGCCGCTTCGAACTGCGGCCCGCGCAGCGCCTCCGGCTCATGCGCCGAGAATAGCTGCGCCGTGGCACCATTGGGCCAGATCAGCATCTTGCGCGAGGCGATCCATTCCGGGCGGCGGTCTGGCGGCGAACAGGCCAGAATGCCCGAGTCGCCAAACACCATCACCTCGCGCGCCTGATCAATCGTCTCGGCAATCAGCGCGACGCGCCGCGCGCGGCCGGGATCGCCCGGCCGCGCCCCCTCTGCAATACGACGGACCCATTCCGCACCCGCACGGGTCTTGCCCGCACCGCGTCCACCCAGAATCACCCAGGATCGCCAGTCGCCCGCCGGCGGCAACTGATGCGGCAGCGCCCAGAACTCGAACATAAAGGGCAGTGCCCGCAGCTCCGCCGCGGTCAGGCCCTCCAGAAACTCATTCTGACGCGCAACACTCACGGAGGCGAGAAAGGCGGCACCCGATGTCGTATCGGGCGGCATCAAAGTCGATATCGGCGACGCCACCCTGCGCCGCGGCTTCTTGTCCTGCTTGCCAGTCATTGAATCTCCGCTCCATTTCATGGGCGTGCCGCAGCGCCGCCTCAAGTTCACTCTGTTTGACCAAAACCTGCCGCAGCGCGCCCCTGCGGCCTGCCCGAAACGCGTCCAGCACCGCTGCCAAGGCGCTGCTGACACTGCTCAAAAGAACCAGACTGTCATCAAATTGCTGTCGCGGCCCCGTGACCGGCGCGGTGCCGGGGGCTTGATCTGTCTCATCCATGCGTTTTTATTGCCTGTGCTGGAGCTTCCGCCACAGGTGAGAGAAACAGGAAAATCGGCCGCGAGGTGACCCCCGGACCGCTTGCCCACTTCTTCTAGCGTGCCGGAACTGGTACACCGGAGCGTACCAAATGTCAATCCCGTTGCGTGAACAGCGCCCGCTAAGTACCATCCACCATTAACAAAATGTTAATACGCCTCAGTCTGCCACCGGCTCTCCGACGCCATCGGCATCCTCTGCCGCCTCGGCTTCGGCCTGCGCCGCCATCTGCGCCTCGATTTCGCGCCAGCGCGCGACATTGGCGTTGTGGTCATCCAGATTATCGGCAAAGGCATGACCGCCCGTGCCATCGGCCACAAAGAACACGAAATCCGTCGTATCGGGGTTCAGCGCCGCCCGAATGCTGGCACGGCCCGGATTGGCAATCGGCGTCGGCGGCAACCCGTCGATGACATAGGTGTTGTAGGGCGTCTCGGCGCGCAACTCGCTCTGGCGCAGCCCCCGGCCCAGCACGCCTTGGCCATTGGTGACACCATAAATCACCGTCGGGTCGGTCTGCAGGCGCATCCCCTGCTCCAGCCGGTTGATGAACACGCTGGCCACCTGCCCACGCTCATCCGGCACCGCCGTTTCCTTCTCGATGATCGAAGCCAGGATCAGCGCCTCCTCCGGCGTGGCCAGGGGCAGCTCATCCGCACGGCTGGCCCAGGCCTCCGCCAGGATCTGCTCTTGCGCCGACGCCATCCGCGCCAGCACATCTGCCACCTGCGACCCCGGAACAATCTCATAGCTGTCCGGCGCCAGCGATCCCTCCGGCGGGATCCCGGTCACATCATCCTCCAGCACCTCAAGCGAATTGAGCGCGGTCATCACCTGCCAGCTCGTCACACCCTCGGCCACCGCGACACGGAAGCGCGTGTCAGAACGGGCGCGCACATCGGCATAGGCAGCGGGTCGCTCCTCCAACGCCGGATCAAACTGCGCCAGTTCCACAAACCGGCTCGTCGCCGGATCCAGTTGGCGCACCTCGGCCAAGGTGCGGGTCACCCCGATGCGATAGACCACCTCGGTGCCGCAGGTACTGGCGCCGTCGCGCGTGACGATATCGACAATCTGCGCCATCGAGGCACCTTCCGGCACCAG